CAGCTGATTCAAGATCAACTGTGGTAGTGGTATTAAGATTAGTGAAATTAGTTATTTCAATGACCCCCGTGCCCTGTCCCCAGGTAGATTGGAAAAGGTTAAGACTATTGACAATCCAGCTAGTATATTCGGCAGTGGCACTATAAGCATACACTTTTCTCAACTTATCTACAACAGTAGTAAATTGACTAATTTGATTGGTGCCATAAGGATTGGAGTCGGGCAGAGAACCAAACAGTCCTGAGCTGGTTGGCACATTATTAAGCGGACCACCATAGTTGAGCTGGTCAGTTAGGGTAAAAATAACGGGAACTAACTGCTCATTAATGTTGCCAATAGCAGAAGTGATCTTAGCAATTTTGGAAAGTTTCTCCAAAGCAGCAACCTGATTACACTTATTCTGAAACAAGATTTTGGTAGCCTTGAAATACATTCTTTCATTAGCATCCATATAATCTGGTCGGAAATTATCTCCAACAGCATTGAACATTCTTTTTTTGACCAAGACAGTGGCGTTGGGCTCTTGCATCAAAATCTCAAATCTTTTAGGATCGGTAGTATAAGGATCTCTTCGTAAATATCCTTCTTCTAAATATCTTCTCTCAACAGATTGATCTACATTAGAAGCAAAATCACCAAGCGAACCATATTTTACATTAGAGCCATCAATAACAGAGTTGACATTGGAGGCAGCACTGTCATTCAATGGATATTGAGAATTGATTTGATTTGCCAACTGACCTAAAAAACTCATCTAATTCCTGTGATATTTCCTGTAAAAGAGTAAGGGGAGGTATAAGTGCTGTATCCCGCATTGGCAGAATGAGACCATGGAAAATAATTAGTACGATACCCACTTCTTTGAGTAGCCATAAAGACCATTTGATAGTCGATTAAGAAGTTATCTGCTCTTTCAGTAAAAGTCATACTATCAAAATATCCTCTAAAACTCCATCCGTTATAATACATTTCCACCGTGAAAGCTAATTGAGCTAAACTTGGTATGTTTCTAGCGGACAAAGCCAGATTAGGAGAACTCATTCCTAATATACCACCCAATAAGCCGGCTCCACCCGCCGCAGCAGTATTAGGTCCATTTTGATTGCTATTAGGAAGTAAGCTATTGCTAAACTGCCCTATATTACCACCCAAAGTATTAACTAAGTTGATGGCTATGTCAGCCGAAGCATTATTACCATACATGTTTAGGGCTACTGCGTCAAAAGCATATTGTTCTGCACGATACACCTCATACAACATGTTGATACCTTCAATACCAGCGCTACCAGTAGTGCCAGAGATATTAATGGTAGTCAAATCTTCTCCCCAGTATTGCAGGGTGAAACCACCCTTGGTTCTATCCTTGGTGATCAGCTTTTTGTTATTATAGCTAATATTTTGTGGATTGATAAACATTTGAGCTACACCAAATTGTGGAACATACCAGGAGATGATATTGCGCTGAATGAAAGCGTCAGCATTAGCCGGAACTGTGCTATAAGGCAAACCATTGCCTTGAGCCTGTGCTGTGACGGGGGCAGTCTGACCAGTTAAAAGCGCTAAGCTACCGTTAAGCGGAGTATTTTGATTAGCGGTTGTCTGTGCATTATTGGCATTATTAATAATGTCATTTAGAGAAAAAACCATGGTTTACCTTTTATTGTCCGGCTTGACCGGCGGGTCCTGAGGTGATCTTAAACTGATTGCTGGCATCATGCGGTTTGCCACAGTGAGGACAGTCAATGGTGATCTTACCGACGATGTTCATAGTATTGGCACCAGCAGCCCCAGGAACGGGAGCCGGTTGGGCACCAGTGCCTGTTTGTGACGTAGTAACTCCGACAGGACGAGCGGCTGCATTACCCACCGCACTGCCCACTCTACTGGCAGCTGTTCTGGTTTGTAAATCTTCCTGCTGTTGTTTGATAGTGCCTTGTGCACTAGTGGGAAGGAGGCTCTTGAAAGTTTCACTCATTGATCTCAATGTTACCGGAATATCCTTAAGCGAGGAAAGGGCGGTATGTACTGCTCCAGCAGCATCAGCTCCTACAGTGTTAGACACTTTACCTGCCACTAAACCTGCGGCTGTGACAGCTACTTGGGTGCCGCCCGCCCCTCTACTAGTCCTCATAGCTTCAGATAGGTTAGTTTTCATTTCACCTTGAGCTAATCCGGCTGGTTCGGTACCTATTCTAGGAGTTAGGGCGGCTTGAAAGCTTCTACCCGCTCCTTGGTCAGCTAGGTATCTCATGCGCTCCATTTGTCCTCTGATCTTGGTTAATTCAGAATAGGAGCCTTGTTGTACTTTAAGTCCTCTTTCGGCGGCATCTTGCACCGTAGTAGGCTTGAGTTCTTCAGCAATAGCGCCGGGCTGACCAGCAGCTTCATTTTTCATAGCCTCCAACAATCTGTTGGCGGTTGCCTGATCTTTAGCCAAAGGTCCTAATAGGTTTTGCAGCATAGTGGTTTGCTTGATGTTTTGAGAAGCCGCTGCCTCACTGGTAGCCGCCTCTTGCACCGTGACAATTCTACCGAATTGTTGTTGCAAGGTTTTCATGGCATCTCTAACCACTGCTCCTGGATCGGTTTGCAACCTTAGTGTTTCACGAGCCGCCCCTTGTAATCCACCAGGACCACCGGTTTGTTGAGAGATAAAAGCTAATTGTCCGGTGCTTAATTTAGCTACTTGATTAGATAGGTTTCCAGCTACTTCCACGGCAGCAGTAGCGCTCAATCCGGTAGACTCTAAAGCCTTACCGTAAGTGTTCAATGTCTTACCCAAACTTTCAGCCGACGAAGCGGCTGCCTCCTGTCCGGTAGCGAACATCTTAAAAGCATCAGCCGAACCACGCAAAGCAGTAGTAACGTCCTCAATGGGAGCTTTTAAGTTAGTAGAAACGTCGCTCATACGGGTAGAGAAACGAAGTGCGTCTTCACCAACTAAACCATAGTCTCTAAAAGCTGTTTTTAGGTCTATCATTACATCAGTATATTTACGACCCGTACCAGCAGCTACTTCAATGGCTGCCGTTAACATACTGGTAGTAGATCCACCTTTTTCACTAGTATCTATCACGGCAGTCAGAGCACCCGGTATTTGACCTAATTGGGAGTAGTAATTTTCTACCTGTTTAGCACTTAAACCGGTAGCTGCAATGGTGTCACCCAACATCTCTGTTTGCTTGTGCACCAGATCATTCATATTCTGCAAGTCGCCCCCGGCAGCATTCCAGGCATCCCCTAAACCTCCGGTGGCAGCCGTCATTTGTATGTAAGCATTTTGTGCCCTAGTCATATTATCGGCATGTTTCATCAAACCAATAGCCAAATCAACAACTGCAGTGCCGCCTTTCTTAAACGCCTCGGTAATGGCGGATTGTGGTACTCCTGCATCTACTAATTTTTTGCCTAATATACTAACCGCACCAGCCAAATCTGCAGCGGCAGTACCGCCAGAGGCAAACGCTTCCTTTAAATCAACCATTACATCAGATAGGGTAGAAAGACCGGTATAATCTATGCCGGATAAACCTTCAAAGGCTTCCCTGGCTTTAATAACACCAGTAGTTAATACGGTGAACTGTTGTAATTGTGTATTAGTTAAACTGGATAGATTATTTAAACTTACACCAGCGGTAGTGAGTTTCTGACTAATCATGTCCATAGAGGTGCTGACAGTACCTAAAATAGTATCCAAATCACCCTGTGCTTTACTATTGTTCTGAACTGCCGTAGTATAGTTATCAATAAGGGTAGCCTGCTCCGCAGTCGGTACGAAAGGTGTTACCGCCGGGGGAGTGGTATTAGGATCTGTGATAGGTGGGTCAGCCATTTATGTATCTCGGTTATTTTTGAGGTTGCAAGGTGAGGCGTCTCTTCCTACGGTGCTTTTTAGCCTCGTTATTATATTGATTATCAAGAGCTTTAAGGCTGGCTTCTCTAACCATACGGCTAGACTCTTCAAACTCTTCATCGGTAGACATGTGAACATCCCCGCCACCCATCAATTTCTGAACTTCTTCTGGATGATCAAAGGAGGCTAATAGATATGCGTGATTTTTAGCTAGTTCAGCTTTATCAATTTGATCGCTTATCCATAGCTGGAACATCCAAATTTTCTGAACCGGGTCCAATTCATCGGTGAGGAATGGATCATCTGGCTTCTTCTGGAAAATTTTACATAATTCCCAATGGAAACGATGTTCCGGTTCATGTATTATTTTTTTAGATCTTCCACCACCTCCTTAGCATCAGTTTCATCTTTGATAGCATATCTTTCTCTGGTTTCTTTTACCATAGCTAAATACTCATCATATAATCTACCGAGTAAGTAGTGATCAAACTCCCCAATACAATCTAGCTTAATCTCTAATTCGCTGGAGCCAACGAATTGATCGAAATCCATGCCAGCAATCTGTACTAAAGAGCGGACTAATAATTGTTTTCTAATTTCGAAGGGAGATTGTACGCTGCCATCAAAAGCAGAGGCGGCAACCACTGCCTCTCGTAATTCCTTGTCTCTGAGAGTTTGTAGAACATAAATATTATTTTCTAGATTTACTGTGCGGGTAGCACGGGTCATGCCCACTAACATCTCAATACGGCGTCGGGCGCCTTCGGTCAGTCTCTCTCTACCTAGCTTTTTGGCTTCTCTGGCTTCACGAAATTGTTGTTCTAACTCAGCCTGCTCTTGCGAAGGCATAGGTGCTTGAACCGATCCCATACGAGCATTAAAGTCTCGTAATGCGGCATCATCTAATTGAAAATTAGGTTGACGTGAACGAACAGAAGGAGAGGGATTGTGTCCGCTCTCATCTGGAATAATTGTTTCTTTTATTGGTTGCCCTTGAAATGTCTTTTTCCCAATGGGACTATCATAAGCTGCCATATTTTATCTCCACAAAAAGCAATGTCCTCTAATGTATATAACATTAGAGGACATATTTAGTCTATTAGGGAGTAAGTAGACTAATTAAATTGATTAGAAGATAGCTGTACCTGGTGGGTTATAAGCGGCAGAGCCCAAGTCAATGAGACCTGGAGCATCCAAAGATCCTCTTCTGCCGTTAAGACCGGTATCAGCATCACGTTCAACCGGGATATTAGCATGAGGTATACCAATTTCACCACCTTGAGCCACTGGAGTATTGGATCCATTGTTCAAGACAGAGAAGATAGTTTCGGCTTCCCAGGTCATAGTATCGGTAATTACCCAATCACTAACTTGATAGGTATAGTCGATACCGGAAATCCACACGTTTTGAATAACGGTAGAAATCTGTAAACCTTGAGCTAGTTTTTGCACATCGAAAACAACAATATCAAAAGGATAGGCCTGAGAATGTACATGGACGAAACCACGGCTGAAAGCTTCAGCAATTCTTAATCTATCAAATCTAACACGTTGGCAGGAGCCAGTGATGTTAGTAGATTGGTTCGGTACGGAATCAATATGTCCATCGGTTCCAACTTCATCAATCATCTTGATAGATCTTTTCTCAGAGATAGCCATTGATTGAACGGCTCCTACTGGAATATTACCGCCAGTTGAATTTCTTACAGTGATGATAATATTGGTAGATATGGCGGTAGATGTTTTGTTCTGCCCGCCCGGAAAAGTTAGTGTACTTCCTGTATTTACTGCATTAGCCATGAAAACTCCCTAGTATATTAGCCAGTACCGCCGCCTATATTCAATTGACCGATATTGACCTTAATGAAGATCCAGTTAATTGGGTATGCTGGGCTGACACTGACTGTAATATTCCATTGACGTGGATCTACAGTGTCCTGTGATACTGACAAATTGCTGTATGCAGTAATCAAACCTTGACCAACCAAAGAGTTCAAGAGAACTACAGCTTCGGTGTTGAGTACGGCAGCAGTGTTGACGTCTTGCGGAGTTCCAATAAAGCCCTGGAAACCAGATCTCAATACCTTAGCAACTCTGTCTCTAATGAAGACGATAGAAATTTCTTGTTCTTCTGGGAAACCACTTTGGCTGGTAGTAATGCCCCAGATAACAGTTCCACCACCGGCAACTGGTTGAAGGGTAGTGACACCGGCAGCAGCCAATTGTTCTAAGGTAAGGGTGGAGAAGGTCTTATTGCCTAGGATAGTAAATCCAGATAGAATCTTATTGGTTAGAGGGTTCTGCAAGATAACGTCAGCGGACTCATAACCTGCGGCAGCGGCTGCAATGTAGAATCCGTCGATAAGAAGATTGTTGCCTCCAGCCGAAACCACAATTTGGTCAGGGTAGAAGTAGACGACTCTAAAAGTATCTCCATAGGCAGCCGCTACTGAGTAGTTGGCTAAGTCTTGTGGATTGGCTTGTAGAATCAAGGATGGATTAGTGCCAGGAATACCTTCCAATATGCCTAAGTCTTCCACAGCAGCAAGTGTGGCTCCAGTCAAGTTGGCTGGGGTCAAACCATTGATAGCTCCGATAAACAACACACGTTCTTTCTTGTTAACGATGTTGCTCATGGTAATACAATGATTGACAGC